AACATCGGTTACGACCGAGGTGCGATTGCTACTGAGCGGTTGTTACGACCTCTGGTTTCTGGTGGCGCAGCCATCCAAACTGGTGGCGCATCTTTGGCAGGACAAGCTGCATTGGCTGGTGCGGGTAGGGGTATCGATGCTCTTACTGGTCGCAGAAGCCGTGTGGCTCGCTACCTAAAGCAAAACCTTAATCGGCCTGGTATCGAGCAAGACAACCTGCCGTCACTTCGTCAGGCAACGATTGACGACGCCAATCAGGCTGAGATGGATCGACTTGCAGCTGAAGAGCGCGAAAAGCTCGAGCAATCACAACGTGAACAGCTCAACAGAAAACTTGCTCAGCGTAACGCACCGCCGCAGCCAGACAGTCCGCAAGGAACTTTGGAGGCAGCAACCGGTTTAGATCGCAATGGCGCAGCTCGCATCATTAGGATGATAGAAAACACGGAAATGGGTAACGATCCCATTCTCCAAAAAGCCATTCAAACCTATCGCAAAAATATCGATGTTGGCGGCTATGTAAGCGACCTCACACCTTTAATCCGTGCCGTGAAAGCGATGCAGGACAGCGACCCTCGTATCGATGAGCTTCGTGTCCGTCCGCGTGATGACAACGCGGCAATAGCACAAGAACAGCTCGACGCTCGTGTAGAGCAGGGTAAGCGCGACAATCGACGTTTCAACGACCAACTTACAAAGGCTTTGAACGCCGACAGAAGTGTGGATGCACAGACAAAGGCTGTTGGCACTGACGCATTAGGCAAAATGCGTCTCGATCTCGGCCGCAAACCTTTGGCTACTGCAAATGCACACTTGGAAAAAGCGTTGAAAAACGCAAAGAACCCAGCTGCCATCGAACGCTACGTGAAACCCTACGTTGATCGTGTAGCTGACCAGCAAGGATCAGACCCACAGCAAGACGACATCGAACAATTTGTCGAGCTGCGGTCTCCTGAAATAGAGCCTCCGAAGCGAAGTCACCGTGAAATCGGTGAGGAATTGATGGCTGAACAGGCACAGCGTTATGGTCGCGACCTCGATCCATACAAAGACGCTGGTGATTTTGAAACCGTAGTCGATGCCATGACAAACGAGGCTCGATTGCAATCTGACAAAACGCCAGACGCTGCGGAATGGTATGACCCAGACATCAAACAAGCGATTGAAACAACCGCTGCCGTCATTCCAGAGATCAATCAGTCATCCGAAAACAAGCAATTGTTCTTGCTGTTGGCTGCATTGACTTCAGTCGGTCACAAACCCCGCATCAATTGGCGTTACGCTGGCGCATTGGCACTGCATTACTTTAGAACCGGTGAAATCGGCCAAATCGGCCAAGTTTACTCTGAAAAACGCAAAGCTGATGAGGAGCGCATCGTAAACCCAACGACAGGCAAACTTTTCGGCCTCAAAGCCGCATCGATTGAGCCTGGCATCAAAATCTTCCGACATATGGTTGATACCATGGGTGTACAGGCGACAATTGACTGGGTTAACAGCGACAAAACCAAAGCTGAAATTGATGCAATGCGCAAAGAGGCTGGTTTTGGTCCGCAAAGTAAGATCAAAGGCGGCAAAAATGCTGTCGTAAAAGGCATCCAGATGTTTGGGCCAAAAGTCGGTCCATTTTTCCTCAATCTGAACGGTATCCACGAGGTCACGGTTGACCTTTGGGCCAGTCGGACAGTGAGGAGACATACAGGGGGCTTGTTAAGCCCAACTTTCGACCCAAATAATAAGAAGGCCGCCGAAAGCGGACTTGTAGACGCCCCAACCGAAGTTGAACGCCCAACAATGAAGGAGCTGTTCACGAGGGTTGGCGATAACCTCGGCGTGACACCACAGGCGGCACAAGCTATACTGTGGGCATACGAACAGGAGCTTTACAATGACCTCGGCGCGAGACTCATCTATGAAAAATTCAGCGAAGGCGCAGAAATCTTCCGAGAACAAGACGCCGTGGCATATGAGAGACGAGCCGTGGGAACTCCTGCGGGGCAAGATCGAGGCCGAGCGTTTGATGTTCGAGAACCAGAAGAAGCGGGATCTCTTGAGCGGCAGAGGCAACTCAGCTTCGACTTCGAAGGGCGACCAGGACGTTCTGATCAAGGACGGTCCTCTATTTCGCGAATAGCCGGTTCCCGCCCAGCTGACCCAGCTGAAGTACGCGAAGCCAAAAACCTAACCGACCCAGTATTTGACATCGGCAAACCAGGCTCACCATTTGAGTTTGGTATCAAAGACGTGGAAACAGCCAAAAAGCTTGCCAAAGCTTTGGGCGCTGCACTCTACATCGCCCCTAATCAAACTGGATTGGCCAGGGTCTTCGGTAGAACGTCTCTCGGCCCAGGTTTCACCATGGGCGGCGCACAAATGACCAAAAGCCCAGCAGAAAAAACCACTGACAAGCAAACAGGCGAAAAGCGTGAAGCTGTCATCGGTGTGTTAGAGGTCTACAAGAACCCAAGAAACCCAAAGCAACAGGTGACACCACTACAATTGTTGTGGGCGTCGCTGCATGAGTTGGGCCATGTTCTTGAAGGTAGATTTGTTCCAGGGAAAAAGACGACGCGCCCAAGTCCACGCTATTTGACAGCTTCTGATAAGCGGCAAGCCAAGTCTGACAAGATTTACGAAAACACTTTCAGACAGGCTATGGCTTCCGTAATGGACGCAGCTGGTGGCATCAACATCAAAGGAATGACCCAGCAAGATGCGCAGGACATTCTCGATGAAATCATCACGTTCCAACGTAAAGGCGTCTTGTCGATGATGGGTGAAAACCTACCGGCAAGGGGTGATTATGGTAATTTTGCTGAGGCAATCGCCAATGCAGAAGCTGAAGGTGACCTTCAAAGGGCAAGAAGTTATGAGCTGCAGCTAATGCGGGGCGAGGACAGTTATTTCCAAACTCCAAACGAACTGGCAGCTGATCTGATTGGATTTTATCTAATCGATCCGCAGCGAGCCAAGAAAGAGATGCCCAAAGCGGCCAAACTCGTCCGTGACATTCTCAATCAAGGTGATGGCACCGTGAAATTCTTCTCTATGCCATTTGCGGCATTGGTGGCGGCAATTTTCGCCAACATGATGCTGGCAGACGGTGAGGAAGAAGAGCAGCGGGGCATTTTGTCACTTAGACAAGGAGCATTAAGTGCATGACACAGCGAAAACCGAGGGCCAAGTCGCCCTCTAAAGTCGGTCAAGGCGCAGCTCCACAAAAAGCACCCAAGAAAAACTACTTCTCGACCCTTATGGAAACTCCAGAGGGTCGGGAGTTGCGTCGTCAATGGTCGACGAAGAAACGGAAAAACCCAGGACGTCCGAAAGGCGTTCCAGACGGATATCGCAAGCATCAGATCGAACCAATCCGTGATGCAGCAAAGAAGGAAGCAGAAAAACTGGTGAATATAATGGCAGAAAAATACGACATCGAAGACGACTACGCCAAAGAGGCGTTAACCACAGCCGTCGAAGTGATGCGAGTACCAGGCGAGACCAGAGAAAGACTGGCAGCAGCCAGATTGGTTCTCGATTTCACAAAGCAAAAACCGGTGGCCAAATCAGAAGTATCGATAGGCAAGGCCGAGGAGTTCCTCTCCAGCCTACTCGAGGACGACAATGGACAAGAAGCTCCAGGCAGTTCGTAAACGCCTATTCGACGATTTCAGCTTCTACTCTAAGTCCGCTCTAAAAATCCGCACAAAAGAGGGTGATATTGCCTCTCTGCAGCTCAATGCTGCACAGCAAATCCTGCACGATGCGGTGACGAAACAGCTCAAGACCGAAGGCAAGGTTCGTGTCATTATCTTGAAAGCTCGTCAGCAGGGTCTCAGCACATATTGTGGCGGTTATCTTTACCACCAGGTAAGTCAGCGCAAAGCTTGCAAAGCAATGGTCATCACGCACCATGCGGACAGCACCAGGGCGCTATTTGACCTGACAAAGCGTTATCACACCAATTGTCCTGAGATACTGAAACCACACACCAAATATTCATCCAGGAAGGAGCTTAGCTTCGACGTTCTGGATAGCAGCTATGTAGTTGCAACCGCAGGTGGTGACAGCGTTGGTCGCGGCGAAACGCTTACTCATGTACATGCCTCTGAGCTGGCGTTTTGGCCAAAATCAACGGCATTAGACATTTGGAATGGCCTGACGCAAGCAGTCCCAAACACCAAAGGAACAGCAATTTTTGTCGAGAGCACCGCCAATGGTGTGACTGGAATTTATCACGAGCTTTGGAAAGGTGCCGTGGAGGGAACAAACGGTTTTGTGCCTGTGTTCATTCCTTGGTTCACTGACCCCAACTATCGCGAGCCAGTAACAGGCAGTTTTGACAGGACGCCAGAAGAAGATGAGTTGGTCGAGAAATACAACCTCGATAACGAGCAGCTCATGTTTAGGCGTAGGAAAATAGCGCAAAACGGTATTGACCTGTTCAAGCAAGAATATCCTGCAGAGCCTGAAGAGGCGTTCCTAACAACAGGCCGCCCAGTATTTAACCCAGAGCAGCTTCAGAAATGCCTCGAGACAGCTCGTGACCCCAAAGAGCGATTGGCTCTTGAAGGTGACGATTTCGTTCATAACAGGCGAGGGGAGCTGACGACTTACCTCAATCATGACCCAGGAGAAGCCTATGTTATCGGGGCCGATGTGGCTATGGGCGTCAGGAACGGTGACTACTCCGTTGCGCAGGTGCTCGACAGCAAAAAAAGACAGGTTGCTGTTTGGAGAGGACAAGTCCATCCGGATTACTTTGCCGAAATCTTGTTCGCTCTCGGGCAATTTTACAACGAAGCTTTCATCATCTGCGAGAACAACTCACACGGTATCTTGACCGTAACCAGGCTGATGAAAGACATGGCTTACGGTAACGCTTACACGGAAGTCCAAGTCGACAAGCTAACCGACCGAGAAACAATCAAACTCGGATTTACCACAACAGCAAAAACCAAGCCGCTGGTTATCGACCAGCTCCGCGCTGCGATGCGCGAGGGTGAGCTGGAACTGAATGACAAGACAACAA